GATCGCAGCGCCGATAACCACTACCCGACCATGAGCATGTTCGACATGCTGACGCTCGATGTCCCAGCAGCTGACGACTGCGTGATGTTCATGTGGGCGACGGTCCCGATGTTACCCGAAGCGCTAGACCTACTGGACACATGGGGTTTCGAGTACAAGTCGCACATCGTCTGGATCAAGGACCGCATCGGCACGGGCTACTGGACCCGCAACAAGCACGAAATGCTCCTGATCGGTACAAAGGGCAAAGTTCCCGCCCCGGCAATGGGCACTCAACCCCCATCGGTCATCGAACTCCCACTTGGCCGTCACAGTGAAAAGCCAGCGTTCTTCGCAGACATGATCTCGACATTATACCCCACAACTCCCAAGTTAGAGATGTTCGCTCGCATAGGGCGTATGGGATGGGATGTCATAGGGAACGAGGCACCAGATGCCGAGACAGAGTAAGATAATCAAGAAGGCAAGCGAAACACCGGAGGTTGTTGAAGCGATCAAACGTCGCGTTGGTCGCCCAGCAAAGCACGAGTATGGCCCGGAGATCTCGGAGAAGATCTACGAGTGCCTAGTCGCAGGCATGGATATGGTTGAGGCTTGCAAGTATCTTGAGCTTAACCGTGGGCAAATCTATCGGTGGAAGGATCAGTATCCAGAATTTGACACATTATGTACACGCGCGCGTGAAGCCATGATGGAGAAACGGCTGTCTGACCTTCGCCTTTCGATTAAGGATGCAAAAAAAAATAAAGACGATCCAACTTGGTTCAAGATCGAGTTGGGCTTTGAACAATGGAATGCGGAACGCATTGCGTCTCGCGTATATGGACCTAGAACGAAGACGGAAGTGACCGGCAAAGATGGCGCTCCGATCCAGATGCAGCAGCATACGATCATCGATAGCGCCTCGCTTGACCCAGATCAGCGGGACGCTCTCAGAGCCATCCTGCTGGCCGCGCAGGGGCAACCAGAGGGGAACGCAGATGAGTGACAAGTTGGTAAACAGCCTTAACAAGGCAATTACGAAAGCTGGCGGTGCTGTCAATAACGACATCATTGAGCGAGCTATCAAGTCTCTTGGGTGGCATGTGCGCCCGCCGCACTTGTGGCAGCCTTTTGATACTGCTCCCAAGAAAGGTCCGCCGATCTTGGCCGCTTTAAAATGGGTTCTCGGTGACGGCAAAGACCCATTACAGGTTGAGATCGTTGAATGGGATGAGGAGCAGGAGAATTGGTATTGCGCCAATGGCGGCTTGTTTGACCCTGACGTGACTCTTGCCACCCATTGGATGCCCGTACCGGAGGCTCCCAAATGACTGAGCCTACGCCCGCCAAGTGCCACTGCGGCTCTATTAGCTGGGAGCGCAGGATCGAGGAGCGCCGGTTCATCTGCGCCAGTTGCAAGCGCCCGCTGTGGCAACCAATCGAGACAGCGCCACGGGATGGGACGGCAGTGCTTGTCTACGATGACGGCTTCTTCCAGACGGCTGCATGGTATGTCGGCTTAAGGCGCGCGGGCTGGACCAACGCTGCCGATAGCTGGCTGGGAGATGTCACCCATTGGATGCCAATCCCAGATGGGCCAAAGTTAGACGATTGCCTAACTACTTATGACAATGGAGAATGATGTGAACAGCACAATGCTGCAACTCAACCCGCCGCTGCCTGTGGTGACGCCGAAGGGCAAGGCTATGGCCCATGTCCTGATCGACTACGGCCCAGAGCATGATCTGATTTGGACATGCTTCCAAGACAACGGCGAGATCTGGTGCTGGCGGAATCAGGATGTCCGCGCTGAGAAGAACACAACCTATGCCCGGCCTCCATATCTGCCGGGCTGATGCCGCTGTGAATTGTTAAAGTTTGGTATTGATAACCGCAAGCCACGGGTTTACATTGTTCCTGCATAACAAGGAGCAAAACAAATGAAGATGGCGCACTATTGGGAACAGCAAGAGCAGCGTTGGCACGAACAGTACTTACAGGCTGAGAAGATCATTGATGAGATGGAGACAGCGTTACGCAAGATAGAGGATCTCGCGTTCAAGCATATCCATGATGCTGCGGCGCGCGATGAGGTTAGCAAGGTCGTTGACAGCGTTTGGCGGGGAGCGCGTTCGTGAGCGACGACAATACCATACGCGACCTCCGCGACCGCATCGCCACGTTGGAGGAGGAGGTTCGCCAGTACCGCGAAGACATGGCGCATGTGGATGGTGTGTTGTTCAACATCCTGAGCCGCCAGCAGCTTGCCCTGCTTCTGGCGATCAACAAGCGCCCGATGGCAACCTACTCGTATCTTGACCATGTGTCTGAGGATCACGGCAAATACAACCGCTACGAAGGCGAGATGCACCAGACCCTGCGCACCAAGGTGGCGGTGTGGAAGCTGCGTCAGCGCCTTAAGCCCTACGGCATTGAGATCAACACTTGGCGGGGTGTGGGCTACTATCTGGATGATGAGAACAAAGCAAAGCTAAAGCAACTGATGGAGAAGAAAGATGACTGAACAGGAAAAGGCTCAATTCTATCTTTATGTTTGTCGCACCATTGAGAAAGATGAGGATGCAATAGGATGGGCCATAAAGGGGATCAATGACGGAGTGCGTCTTGCAGCGCAACAAGCCAGACAAGACCAAGCAGATTGGGAAGTCATTGCCAACATGGCGCTAAATAAGCGTCTTCTTGATGGGCATGAACTGTTCATTGCAGACAAGATAGAGAAGCTGAAGGATCGCGCATCGTGCCGTTGGGATTGGTACGTTGAAAAGCTTAGGGCGATTGTTGAAAAGAAGAAGGAGAAGAAAGATGACTGAATGGCAACCAATCGACACCGCGCCAATCAAAACTGACATTTTGATTGCAGCTAAATACATTCCACTCGAATGGGAGAAGGACAATGATAAATACAAAAACACTATCTATGATTATTTTATAGCGTCTCGCGCATATGATGGTTCTCCGTATTGGGATGCTTGTGGGTCATCGTTAATTTGTCACGATGGCGAAGAAGGTGAGCATTGTGTAACCCACTGGATGCCTTTGCCTGCGCCGCCTAAGAAGGGGGATGAGTGATGTCTGATGAGCCAAACGACATGCTCGTCTACTGCGGCTCATGCCGCCACGAATGGTTTGCCTTGAAGCTGCCAATGCCGATGATGGACGCGGCTGTTCTCATTGAGAAGATGGTCTGCCCCAAATGCAATGAATGGTCGCACAACATCTTCTGCGGCCCCGCACCAGTGGAGAAGAAAGATGACTGATCTTGTGAAGCGGCTGCGCAAATGGGACTACGGCGAAAGCACATGGGGGTTGCTTGAAGATGCAGCAGATCGCATCGAAAAGCTGGAGTCGGCGCTGCGGTCGATCATCGTGCATTGTGAAATGCCAGCACCGCCAAATGCTGAAGCATTAAAAATGTTCGCCCGCAAAGCACTGGAGGGGGAAGATGAAACAGCCGGTGGTTGACGCTTTTGATTTTCGGCTTATGCGGCGCGGCATGAAACCGAGAACGCTTACTCGTCTCACGATGCCCCTCGGGACAAAGCAGTGCCTTGGTGGTCTCGCCACCAGTGTGTTCACGGAGGCGTCCAACGCCGGGGAGACGTTTCAAGAGGCGCTTTTGGCGGTGTATATGACCGGCCTTGAAAATGGGCGCGCCGCAGTTACTGGAGAAAAAACATGACTGACCAAGGCGCAAGCTACAATGCTATCTCGGAAATAACACGGTTGAAAAAAGAGAACCGACAACTGCGAGAAGACAAAAAAGAGTTGCTGGCGGAATTATACAGTCTGGCCTTCGATGAGGGCGTCCTTGGAAAGGGTGGCGCGTTGCCAAAATGGACGGCAACTTTGGTCCAGCCGATAAAGGGTGATGCAATGGAAACAGCAAAACGCATGTGGGACGCCTACGCCTTTCGCGCTGGCGGCAAGACCTTTGATGGCAAGCCACTGCCGACATGGGATGAGCTTGGCGAAGATCGTCAATCCTGTTGGATTGCGGCTGCATCTGTTGCCGCCAGCCGCATCGAGAAGCTGGAGGCGGCGCTGCGGAATATCGTTGAAGGGGACATACCCCGCACAGTCAAGATCCCGTTTCGCGATGATGGGCAATCATCAAAGCACGACCGCTGCGAACATGGTCAGTGGTTTTACGAGGACTGCGGGTGTTGCATTGAAGACTACGCCCGCAAAGCACTGGAGGGGAAAGATGGTTGATGATTTGCGCCATAACATGAATTTGGTAATCCCCGGATTGAACTTTTGGGGAGATCAAGACGATGCCGCTAAAAGCGTTGTTGATAAAACAAAATGGGTCATGCAGACAGCAATTGACCGCATCGAGAAGCTTGAGGCGGCGCTGCGGGAGATCATTCAAGAAGATGCGTTGACCGGAAAGACGGTTTTTGTTGGAGACTTTGGCAAGATTGCCCGCAAAGCACTGGAGGAATTGCGTGCGCCGTAAAAACTTATCTAAGCGCCGCTGGAAGGCCCGCCTGATGCTGGGCTTGTGGATTCCGGGCATGGTCGTTCATGCCTATGGCTTCCAGCCGCCCGAAGGTTATGTTTGGGAACTCCATCACGATCTGGATTTTGGGCGGTTGGTCAAATGTGGTACGATAACAGCATGACAGACGACACCTACGTCTCCAGTGGCTGGCACTATCGCTACGGATGGCTCCGTCGCCCGGAGCTAGACGACGCGAACGGCTATGCCTACGAGGAGGCTGACGGCGACGTAATATTTACCCGCCGCATTACGCACTCGGTGCGGGCCTATCTCGATTGCTGGCGCGATGCCGACACCGGCAAGAAGTATCTCACGTTCACCCGGCTGCCTGTTAAGTGCTGGGCTAAGGCAAGCAAATGAAGATCCTCCAGCTTGACGGCAAGACGATCTCCATTGAAGAGCAGCTACGCGATCTTGACCGCGCCGAGTTCGAGGATTCGCTTTATGCGTTCCTGATGAACGGGTGGCGATACATTGACCCTGCGCCGTTCGCCCACGGCTGGCCTATTGAAGCGGTCGCAGAACACCTTCAGGCGGTCGTAGACGGCGACATCAAGCGGCTCATCATCAACATACCACCTCGGTGCGCAAAGTCGTCCCTAACCTCCGTAGCCTTCCCTGCGTTCACATGGGCGCAGAGGCATAAGAGCGACACCAGCGGGCCGGGTGTCCAATTCCTGCATGCGTCCTATGCCCAAAGCCTATCCTTGCGTGATTCAACGAAGTGCCGCCGTCTGATTGAGAGCCCTTGGTATCAAGGTTTGTGGGGTGATCGGTTCCAGCTTATGGCTGACCAGAACACGAAGACCCGCTTTGACAATGATCAGGGCGGCTCCCGGCTATCCACCTCGGTGGGCTCATCGCTAACGGGTGAAGGCGGAAACATCATTGTAGTTGATGATCCTAACGCCGCGCAGGAAGCCTTCTCAGAGGCCACCATCGCCAGCACCATCGAATGGTGGGATGGGGCGCTCTCGACCCGGCTCAATAATGCAAAGACGGGTGCGTTCGTTGTGATCCAACAGCGCCTTGGTGAAGAAGATCTGACCGGGCATATTTTGGGCAAGGATCACGGGGAGTGGACGCACCTATGCCTGCCGATGCGGTATGAGCCGGAACGTTCGTTCCATACGGTGATCGGCTGGAAAGACCCTCGTGTTGAGGCTGGGGAGCTTCTGTGGCCCGAACGTTTTGGTGAGCCAGAGGTCAAGAGCCTTGAACGCGAGATGGGGCCTTACAAGTCCGCTGGGCAGCTTCAACAACGGCCTGAGCCAGCCGGTGGCGGCGTCATCAAGCGGGAGTGGTGGCAGCTTTGGGAGAAGGACACTTTTCCCAACCTTGATTATGTGATCGCATCATTGGATACCGCATATACAACCAAGACTGAGAATGACTACAGCGCCCTCACGGTATATGGCGTGTTCTCAGGGGGTAATCAGACTGCAATTGCCAACCGGGTGATTGGCCGCGATTCCGAAACCATCTCGATGATCAAGCGAACTTACACCGAAGAGCATCCAAAAGTTATGCTACTGTACGCTTGGCAGGAACGGTTGGAACTTCACGAGTTGGTGTTAAAAGTCTCCGAGAGCATGAAGAAGTTCAAGGTAGACAAGATCCTCATTGAAAACAAAGCGGCTGGCATCAGTGTGGCGCAGGAGATTCGCAGGCTCTACGGACATGAAGATTGGGCTGTGCAACTTGTGGACCCGAAAAGCCAAGACAAGCTCTCACGGCTCTACTCGGTACAGCACCTGTTTGCAGAGGGATTGGTCTTTGCGCCAGACAGGACATGGGCCGATCAGGTCATCACACAGGTCAGCACGTTCCCAAAGGGCAAGCATGACGACTTGGTTGACACGGTGAGCATGGCGTTGCGTCATCTGCGTGAAATCGGGCTACTAGTGCGCGGCGATGAGTTTACTGCTGAACTTGAAGGCCAAATGCAGCATATTGGCTCTGCGCCGCCGTCACTTTATGGTATTTAAATCGTGGTGGCCGGGGAGACCGGTGAGGCCCTGTTGCGCGACAGGTAGCTGAGATGCTGGAGCCCTCGCCCAGCCCACCGCGCAAATTCCGCCGATGTGCCCCGTGTCGGCCAAATCGAAAGATGGAAGCTTTGTAAAAGAGGCAACGGGGTACATCTCCTTCCATTAGTCAATTATGTGCTATATTGCCCCCATAAAAGGGGATTCAAATGCCGCAAGTACTAGCAAGCGCAACCGTCGATGTGATCACTCCTAATACGCCAGTGCGCATTGGGAACTTCCGCGTTGAGGTGTGGGGCCAAGACCCATATGACTACGTTCGTCACTATGAAATTATGGCTCAATCAGATACAATAGCCGCGCAAGAAGGCATTCGGCGGTTCGTCGCGGAGATGGAAAGCCAAGAGATTTCAAAGGGATAACCAATGCCTATGACGCCGGGGCTTGTGCCCAACATTCGCCAGTTAGCCCCGGAGATGCCCAACATCGCGTCTAATGACGACGATCTTGTGGTTCAAGTTGACGATGACGCGCCTGAGGTTGACAAGGACAGCAAGGGCAACATCCTTCGCATTGAGCACCCCGATGGGTCGATTTCAATTTCGTTGAACGGTAAAGGTATCGGCGGGGAAGAGTCTGAAGCTGAACGTGCCCGTGAGTGGTTTGCCAACCTTGTAGATGACATTGACGGTGGTGAACTGACCCGCATTGCCGATGAGTTGACACGCGGCATCAGCGACGACATTGAGAGCCGCCGCGAATGGATTGAGGATCGTGCACAGGGCATCAAGCTGCTGGGCTTGAAGATCGAAATCCCCGGCTTGCAGGGGGCGACTGATGGCGCTCCGGTGGAAGGCATGTCCCGCATCCGCCACCCGCTGCTGCTTGAAGCAGTGCTGCGGTTCCAAGCAAACGCCCGCAGCGAGATGCTGCCCACCGATGGCCCTGTAAAGATCCGCAATGATTCCATAGCGTCTACCGTTGAGCAGGATCAGTTGGGTAACGCCCTTGAGAAGGACATGAACCACTACCTGACAGCGGTGGCGAGCGAGTATTACCCTGATACGGATCGCATGCTGTTGATGCTTGGCTTTGGTGGCACAAGTTTCAAGAAGGTTTACTATTGCCCGCTGCGAAATCGCCCGGTGAGCGAGAGCGTGGATGCCGATGACCTGATCGTGAGCAACAGCGCTACCGATCTTCGCAATGCAAAGCGTGTGACGCACCGCACCAAATTGCGGCCATCAACGGTGAAGCGTTTGCAGATCCTCGGTGTCTATCGCGACATTGATCTGTCCGACCCCAAGCCGATTGACCTTGACAGTGTGCAGCGCGAGAAGAACTCACAGCAAGGTATTTCTGGCGACAGCTTCAACCCGGAAGACCGTGATCGTGAGATCTACGAGTGCTACTGCGAACTCGACATTGGTGGGTTCGAACACAAGTACAAGAAGAAGATCAGCGGCCTTGAGATCCCATATCGCGTGACCATTGATGTCTCCACCAAGGAGATTTTATCAATTGTCCGCAACTTTGATGAGGACGACGCTGAACTCCCGACATCCCGCCAGAACTTTGTGAAGTACACGTTTGTGCCGGGCATGGGGTTCTACGACCTCGGTCTTCTGCACATCCTTGGCAACACCACCAATGCGCTGACGGCTGCATGGCGTGAAATGCTGGATGCTGGCATGTACGCCAACTTCCCCGGATTCCTCATGGCGGATATGGGTGCAAGGCAGAACACAAACATCTTCCGTGTGCCTCCCGGCGGCGGCGCGTTGGTCAAGACCGGCGGGCTCCCAATCAATCAGGCGATCATGCCGTTGCCCTACAAGGACGTAGGCAGCGGCCTCATGACGCTTGCTGACAACATGGCGTCAACTGGTGCGCGTGTTGGTGGAACGGCAGAGATGGCCGTGGGGGAGGGTCGAGCAGACGCCCCTGTGGGCACTACCCTCGCTATGATCGAGCAGGCTACGAAGATCCTGAATGCGGTTCACAAGCGTATGCATAGCGCGCAGGCCGAAGAGTTTCAGCTTTTGGCCCGCTGTTTCCGTGAGAACCCGGAAAGCTTCTGGCAGCGCAAGGGCAAGCCATCCTACCCGTGGAGCGAGCAGACCTTTGTGCAGGCGCTCAACGATTGCGAATTGATCCCGCAAGCTGATCCTAACACGGCCAGTCATACGCAGCGCCTCATGAAGGTGATGGCGTTGAAGCAGTTACAGGCTGCAAGCCCCTCGATGTATGACCCTATTGCCATCGACACGGCAGCGTTGAAGGCCATCGGCTGGAGCAATCCTGAGCAGTTCCTTGCGCCGCAGCAGGCCCAGCAGCGCCCGCCGCCAGAACTGATTCAGGCGCAGTCTCTGATGAAGACGAACGAAATGAAGGCTCAAGCCTCCATGATGGATTCGCAGACAAAGGCGCATGCTGCTGAGATGAAGGGTCAGGCTGACTTGATGAAAGCCAAGATCGACATGATCAAGGCGCAGAACAGTTTAGACCTTGCCGAGCAGGAATTACGGAGCAAGTCGGCTGACCGCACATCGCGTGAGCGAATTCAACTTGTAGATCTTGCTCAAAACCTGTCGGTTCATCCTGAGAGCGCGGGTTTGATTGAGCCGTTGATCCAGCCTGCGATGCAGGACATTGACCGGCAAGAAGAAATGGGCATGCAGGGCGTACAGACGCCTCGTCCCCTTGGAGGTGAGTGATGGCTAATCGCGCAGAAATGATGGACACAGAAAACCGCCTCTTCAATTTCTATTTGAAGCGCAGTTTTACTCCCGGCGAAGCCTTGTCAATGGCAAAGCAAGAGATGGAGCGCCGCGCTGAAGAAGAAGTAAGGAACCAGCAATTTTATCAAAAAAATCCCCGCGATTTGGATAGTACTCGCAGCGAATTGCCCAATTATAGCGAAACGGCAAATGAGTTGCCTGCCCGTGATCGGGTGCAATTTGATCCTGTTACAGGTTCTATTGTGATGCCTAGCGCTCCCGCCACGCGCTATAGCACCCCTAGCGGAAATAACATTGTTAGATTTTCAAATCCTATGACGGAAGAAGAAACCAACATTGCGCGTGAATCATTGCCAATACCTCGCCCCGGCAATGCGCAGGATTATGGAGAAAGGCCATCCGCAAACCAGCCCGGCATCATTGACCGTGCATTGTTAGCCGTTGGATTGCCAACGCATGTAAGGATTCCATCTTTTGGTGGCGCCAGCGCCGCTAGTCCTGCGCAACGATATGCTGAAAGTACCATGCGCGAAGATCAGGGTGGGTCTCCCCCCGCTGCTGCCGCCGCTGCCGCTCAGCCCTCTACCGCGCCTGCCTTTCCTATGGATGGGAGCATTTCTGGCGAAACTTATGGAACGCCAAATCAGCGAGAACTAGCCCGTGCGGCCACTCAAGTTAGCGGGCTGATGGATTCAGGGCAGGGCATTACGGCTCCCGCTGCTGCCGCGCGGCCTGTAGCAAGGCGTGAACTTACGCAACCGTCGCGCGTCGTCGAGGCTCCGCGAGGGGAAACTGCAAGCTTGCTTTCTCGCATATTTGGCGGCGGCCCAGAGTATCAATCCACCGGCGACCTTGTTGTTAAAAAAGGCGGGCAAGGCGTCAACTTTGGAAGTGGCGAGAGCGCTGCGGACTTCTTCCGCGCCGATAAGGCTCTTCGTGCCCAACGTCCTGAGATGTTTGAACGTCAGGCAGAAGCTCGCGGCGGCGCTCCAAAGGCTGCGGCAGGCAATGGCGGCAAGGATGCTGCGCTTCACAAAGCGCTTGAAATCATCCACCATCTACTAACTCGTGGACGCTAGACCAAGGTGCGCTGATGAATCGGGACAAGCACATACTGAATGCCGTCCACATTGCTCGTCAGCGATTTGCTAATGGCGGCGATGCATTGTCTCAATGGCGCGACTTGAATGCGTCTGCGGATTCCATGCTTTCGCGCGACAGGGGCCAGTCTGATTACGGTCAGGCTGCCTTCAACCAATTACAGACAGGGTTAAACTACCAGAACAACCGCGATCTCCCGCAGATTCCTGAATTGCAAAGATCCTATGTTCCTCCGGGGCAAAAGGCTCCCGAAGAGAAGCCCGCGCCTAAAGCTGAAGATGCACCTGTTGACCCTAATGCCTCTGCGTCTCGGCTGCCGGGCGGTGGCGGCGGCGATGGCCTTGCATCTTCGTATGCAAATATGCCTGCGAGCCAGCAGCAGAATACAAGCATCCCGAGTGTAATTGATCTCACCACGAACCAAGCCCAGCCAAGCACAAATCCAATTTCAAATGCTTTTAACAATGCTGTAGCAAATCCTGCTTCAACCGCGATTAACACTCTTGTTGGTTTTGTCCCCGGCCTTGGACCGCTTAACACAGCATTAGGTGTTGCCAATATGTTTGGTGCAAATTTACCTAATGCAGGAAATCTTCTTACTGGCACTTATGGCAAATCATCTGCGCCCACAGGAATGCCTAGCGTCATAGACCTCAACACTTCGCCAACAAGCATAGGCCCCGGCAAGGCTGACGCCACGCTTTCCAACATTGCTGACAAAGGCACCGGCAACGAAGTCATAGGTGTAGGGCCATATGGCCCATATACGCAGAACGACGTTAACGCAATGGCGAACATGATGGCTGGCGAGGCTGGCAATCAGGGCGCTAAAGGCATGGCAGCGGTTGGCGCTGTTGCTGGGAATCGTGCTGTTTCCAACTATGGCAATTATGGCAAAACCCTTCAATCTCAACTTAGTAAACCCGGCCAATTTTTGGGCTATAACAACAAAGCTGCCAATTCAATTATGAAGGGCACAGATCCACAGTCTAAAGGTATTGCCAATCAAGCTCTTTCGACAGCGCAAGGCGTTCTTAGTGGCAGCATCCCAAGCCCCGTTGGAAAGGCTACTGATTTTAATCAATGGACAGGTGTGGGCGCTAAGGGCGCAACTAATGTTCAAGAACTTGGTGCCCACACATTTTTTAATTCTCCCCCAGCTTACAAAGGACAAACGCCAAAAGATGAAGCTGTTCAAAAAGGCCTTGATAGAATTCAAGAACAACAAAAACAGCAGCAAACAGCACCGCCCGCACCATCTGGGCAAACATCTGGTGGATCTGGTGCTGGGCCATCCGCTGGGCCTAGCGCGGGACCATCTGGACAATCTGCGGCAGACGGAACTGTCGGCGGTGAGACCGGGGCATTTGGTGCAGCACCCGGCGCTGCCCCGTCGGGACAAGCTACGGCAGACGGAACCATTGGCGGCGAAACTGGGGCTTTTGGTGCGGCTCCCGGCGCGTCCCCGTCTGGGCAGGCTGCAAGTGACGGAACTATTGGTGGCGAGACAGGTGCCTTTGGTGCAGGAATCGGTGCCAGCGGTCTCTCTGGCACAGCAGCAAACGACGGCACAATTGGCGGCGAGACCGGGGCATTTGGCGCAGCTCCTGCGGGTCCGTCCCAAAGTTCATCGCCTAGCGAAGGCCCCGGTGCTGCGCCCGGAAGTGGAGCAAACCCCGGTGGGGCAACGCCCGGTAGCGCCCCTGCTGGAGCTACGCCCGCAACCGCCCCCAGTGACGTTACACCTAGCGACGTAGAAACTGGCAAGGCTGATCAAGTTGCCGCTGTTGCTGCTCCTACTATTGGCACTCAAGTTGCGGCAATTGACCCATCTACCATCAATGATGCGGTTATAGATGCGCCTGCGGCCCCCGCCGCGCCTGCTGCTCCTGCTGCTCCCGCTGCGCCCGATACAGCAGCCCCACCCGCTGCGCCAGATGCCCCCGCTGCGCCTGCTGCACCCGCTGCACCGTCTGATGCTGATGCGGCTGCCGCTGCCGCCGCAGCAGATGCCGCTGCTGCTGCCGCCGCTGATGCAGCAGCGGCCTCAGCTGACAATTCTAGCACTTCGGATGCTGCTTCTGCTGCGGATGCGGCTGCGGCTGCGGACGCCGCTGCTGCTTCTGATGCTGCCGCTGCTGCCGCTGCTGCGGACGCCGCTGCTGCTGCGGACTCTTCTGCTGCTGCTGCGGACTCTTCTGCTGCCGCTCCTGATGGTGCCGCTCCTGATGGAGGGGGGGAGGGTGGAGGGGGACCGGGTGGAGGCGATGAAAAGCGTGGCGGTCGCATCATGCCGCGCCCTAACCAGCGCATAGTTCATCACGCAATGCATGTCCTCCGTCGTGCTTCTGGCGGCATGACTGATTCCCCAGAACTTCGCGCTCGCCTGCATGAACTTGGATCGCGGGCTTATGACTATGGTCATGGAAGCTTTTCGCCTAATGAATCCAACGAGTACAACGATCTGACAAATTATTACAATTTCCCGCGCTATGTTGGTTCAGGTCACATGACCCGTGAAGATGAAGACGCTGCAATGCTCCAGCATTTACAGGGCAACATGTCTCGTGAGCGGTTAGAAGGCAGCTATGCTGATGGCGGAATCGTAGACAAGGCGCTGGAAGCCGTTGGTGGTCAGCAGCTTGACCCTGTTGCGATGGCAAGAAACGTGGCGACCGCGCCTGCCGCCAGACAGTTGTCCCCGCTTGGCCTGTACAGCCAAGGTGCTGAAGTAGCTGCTAATCTGCCGCAAGCCAAAGGCTCGCCGCAGCAGATGAAAGCAATGCTGACCGGCATCAAGAAAGAAGAGCTTGCGGGCTATGACGATGCTTTTGCTGGCAAGAAGAGCGTGACCAAGGACGAGATCGCGGAGCATTTCCGCAATCAAATGCCGCAAGTTGAAGAGCGGGTGCTTCACAGTGATGATGGCGATACGAAGTTTGGCACAGAAGACTTAACCCTTCCCGGCGGCAAGAACTACCGCGAGGTGTTGTTAAAGTCGCCAGTTGCATCTGCACCTGTCGTTGATAAAAGGGGCGGAAGCCACGGCTTTACTGATCCAACAGGACAACGCAGAGACTATTGGTCCCAGCAAGAAGCTGAACAAGCCGCAAAATCTTTTTATCGAAATAGCGGTGATTTCAAATCCTCCCACTGGGATGACCCCAACGTCCTTGCGCATCTTCGCATGTCTGATCGCACCGGGCCTAACGGTGAGAAGATTTTACATATTGAGGAGATCCAAAGCGATTGGGGGCAAGAGGGCAGGGACAAGGGATTTGCACAAGCTTCAACAAAAACAATGGCTGGTCAGGCCAAGCCGGATGGTTTTGGTAACTACAAAGTTGTTTGGGAAGACGGTTCTTTTTCTGGTGGTTTGTCTAAAGAAGCTGCTGAAAATCGCGCTGCGCAAGGTAAAACAAATGAGAAAGTTGGCGTACCTATTGGCCCTTATGTCACCAGCACCCCGGCATGGACTGACCTTGCCCTTAAGCGCGCTCTTAAGGAGGCGGCTGAAGGTGGTTACGACAAGATCGTTTGGACTCCCGGTGCGGAGCATGCAAAGCGGTATGATCTGAGCAAAAAGATTGACCGCATAGCGTATGACCCTGAAGAAAAAGAATTTAGCTATGTTCAAAAAGGTGTAAACGGGTGGCAGACACACCCTGAAAATGTTGAGCCACACGAACTTGCAGGGATTATTGGCAAAGAGACGGCGGACAAGCTGCTGGGTCAAAAAGTTGCGCCCTTAAGCGGAAACCATGTGTTGGAATCCTCTGATCTTATTATCGGCGGCGAAGGCATGAAAGGATACTACGACAAGATCGTGCCAAAGCGCCTACAAGAGCTAATCAAAAAGCATGACCCGAATGCAAAAGTTGGTATGCATGAAATACCCAACAGCGGGGAACAGTTGCGCCGCAAGCGTGGCGATGTCGATGAGATTATGAACTGGCATCCAGCCTACACCAATCTTTCAAGGCAAGAGCAAAGCGCGCGATGGAATCAAATGACGCAGCCTGAGCGCCGCCGCTTGATGGATGATTACGAAAAGGCGCAGTCTGACGATATTATGGGCCACGGCATCGAGATCACCCCCAAGATGCGCGAGAGCATCATGAAAGGGCAAACAGCGTTCAAGCGCGGTGGCTCTGTATCGCCTGAACAGGCCGAGTTACAGCGCCGGATGCAATCAATCCTACGCCCGGATTCCGATGATCCTGAGATGGTGCAGAAGTATCTGCAAGCCCGCGCAAGCTACGACATGCCTACGCATGAGCGTGGGGCCTATTCTGCGCGCGTTCTCCCGATGGCTGCGCACAATGTGCAGACAACGATTGGCCCGCTGGGCAACGCTGTTCCCAAGCAAGCGCAGGCCCTAACGTGGAATGGATTCCATAAGATCGGTAAGGGCGGCACACTGTTCACCCTTGGCGGCGACCGCTCCAACCTTGGCCGTCTAACGCATATCAACGGCAAGGAGATGGCGTGGCCCGTCGATCTCCATGCTGGCACCAAATACATGACCGAACCAAATCCCGGTGCGGTATGGGCAAATGCCAAAGGTGCGCGTACAGCGTTGCGCACAAATATACTTGAAGCAGCTAAGAAAGGGCCTGTCTACGGTGCTTTTGCGGCGATGGGGCCAACTGCGGTTGATTCCGCAAACAACATGTTTGATGTGTTGATGGCTCAGATACCGGGGTCTGGCATCTCTAAAACCGATGCCAAAGCTTTTGATGACAGCTTAAAAGAGGGCAAGCACATTAAAGGATCTTCTGAAAAAGATATTCAGAAGCGTGAAGCGGTTAAAGAAATTATGAAAAATTGGCCCGGCATTCAAAACGCTGAAAAAGCGCGAGACTTTGCTAAAACAATTTCAGGCGGCCATCGAGGTGCAATTGTTAAATATATGGAAGCTGCTCCTTGGCAAAAGGCTGGGTTCCCCTCCGTTGGCATTACTCGCGCTGCAATTACAGATCCAGAATTGCTGGATGTTTCGGGTAATATGATGGGCCATCATGTTGTTGAGTTAGATCCTAATACATACAATAAAAAAAATCTTGCCTTTGAGCATTCGACTTATGGGTGGCCGACTGGCGGCAAGTTGGTTGGTAAATTGCCGTTCATTGAGCGCCATGTTGCAACCCCCGATTTTACTGAGCAGCAAGTGATGGACAAGGCGGTCGTCAAAAAAACTGGCGAGCCGCTGATCATCCACCCTTACTCGCCAAATGACCAAGGCCGCTCTTCGTATCGCGGAAACACCGAGATGCGCCAAGCAATTCAGCCGATCAATGATCGTATGTTGGAGAGCATCCAACAGGAGCATGGATCTAGTTTTGCTGATGGAGGCGAAGTTAGCAAATTTAATATGCCTGAAATTGACCGAGCAGTATCTGTCTATCCAAAACCGCAGCGTATGTTCCCAGAAGATGCGCGCCCTGCTGGCGGGCAGTATCTCAATGCCCGTACCAAAGAAGATATGACGGGCCACAAGGCCTCTATTGCGTCTATTGGCGTCAATCCCGGCGGTCGTCCTTACTTCAATGCGTCCCCCGATTCCGTTGATCAAACAGGATCGCCGGGTCGCGGAAGCGCTATGGCAAAAACTAATTTGTTCAAGCAAAAGGCTGGATGGAAATGGCTACAAACCCCCGAAGGTCATGAAGACACAAACACGATTGTGTCTGTTGAGCATCGCGGCAATCACCATTATGCGCTGAACGCTCATTTCCCCAAGGGTGTGGAACTTGCAAGATACTCTGAAGCCAAAAGCGAGCCGCGCCTGCGCCCTACAACTCAAGGGAACTTGACCAAGGGCACCCAAGTTGGAAGCATATCGGTGCGCGGTAAAGAACACCCGGTCTATGATCATGTCATCGTAAAGTCTGATGGCGGTTCTATCGTAGATCGCGCTCTTATGCTAACATCCAAGAAGGCTTAAGCCACTGAGGACGCTCAGTAAACCTTGGAGTTGACATGTCAGACGTTGCGAAGAAGGCCCGCGCGGCCATGAAAGCCAAAGCCCAGCGCCTTGGTTCTGATCGTTCCACCGAGAAAGTGGATTCCTCCACATTTACGCCCCCGGAGTTGCTGAACGCTCAGGCGAAGACTGGCATGCGCCCGATCTCCCGCCGTCAGTTTAAAAAGGGCGGCAAGGTTGTCGGCGATGCTACCCCGCAGCGCGCAGATCGTGTGCAGCGTTCAGGCAAGAAGCCTTTGACCGCCGACTCCTTCGTGAACAAGAACATGAAGGAAGCCAACGAGGAACGCCCCGGCGTCAAGCACATCGGCGGCATGGCTAAAGGCGGTTCCACATATGGCGTCCCCCCCAAGCTTCGTCTGATGAAGACCCATTCTGAAGGTGGGAACACCGCAAAGGTCTACAAGAACCCTGATTACAATGAGTATCAGGTGAAGTATTTTAAGGATGGCGTCCACCAGAAGAAGGCAGACTCCTTCCACGATGACTCTACTGACGCTCATGACTCGGCGCAGTCTGCTCTTAGCCGTGGATACAAGGCTGGTGGCCGCACGAAGCGCGAGGATGGCGGTTCTGTCGCCGACTACGACACCGGCTCACGCACGGGTGCTGGCGCTGTCACGAAGTCCCGTAGCAAGCCAACGCCTCCAATGCCGCAGCGCCGTCCTCCCCCGGCTGACTACGACACGGGTTCCCGCACTGGTGATGGCGCTGTGACGGAATCTCGCAAGGCTGGTGGCCGCACCAAGAAAATGGACGGTGGCCCAATGAATCCTATGGGGCCTGCCATAGCTGGTGCTTCTAAGATGATGGCGCAGTCAGATCGCGGTGTCCCGTCTTCAACTATGTCTTTCGGCCCCGTCAATAAAGGCAAGTTTGCTCGTTCTGCTGGCCTCAAGAAGGGCGGAACTGCTGAATCGCATGAGGATATCGCTGCGGACAAGGCGCTCATCAAGAAGATGGTGAAGCCGTCTGCCCGAACGGGCAAAGATGTTGGTGGCTTTCTTCGGGATGCAGCGGAGGATGCTGCTAAAGATGAGACAAAGACAAGAATGAAGTCGATGCTTGATAGCGCTACGGGCACTGGGGCTGAAAGCGGAATGTCGCGGTTTAAGAAGGGTGGCCGCACTGGCCGCGCTACCGGCGGCGGGATCTTCTCTGGCGCTTCCTACCCCGGCAAGGTGCCCGGCGCTGTCCCCGGTGGACGCACCGCTCACGCTAAGGGCGGCAAGACCAAGGGCAAGACCGCGATCAACATCGTGATCAACGCTGGCAAGGCTGACGATGGCAGCATGATGCCTCCCGCCCCAATGGGTGCCCCCAAGGGCATGCCCATCCCGCTGCCTCCTGCGGGCGCTGGGATGCCCCCCGGAGCCGCGCCGCCTATGCCTATGCCCCCTCCGGGCCTTATGGGTGCTGGTGGCCCTCCCGGCGCTCCTCCGATGCCTCCCGGCGGCATGCCCCCGATGGGGCGAAAGGCTGGTGGCCGCACTTACCGCTCTTACAAGGACATGGACGCTGGCTCTGGCAGCGGTCTTGGTCGTCTTGAGAAGACAGAAATCGCGGCTCGCAAGGGTGGTATCCAGCGAGCCTAAGTAATTCGCGTTGGCTTTGACCGCCACTGCGAATGACGGTGACAGCCCCGGCCCCCCTCGGGGCTGTCACCACTACTACATTGAGGGGGGACCGCAGGGGGCGGATGTGCAGACGTATTCAGCGTTCTATCAGCATGAGTTGAGTAAACTCATCTTAGAAGAGGTTGAGCGGCGCAAAGAGCAGCTAGTAACTGCAAGCGCTACGTTTGACTTTTCAGACTACCGTCACCATGTCGGAATCATAGAAGGGCTTCGCACGGCTTTAGAGCTTTGCGAAGAGGCAGAGCGCGTCGTCAATGGTGGCGACCGTAATCGTTAAGGGGGAATAGAATGCCGTATATGTTGATGCACCATGAAGTTGATCCTGTGCAGAAGATCCTAGCCGACATCGGTGATCTTTCTACAGTTCAACTTTTCAATAACGAGCTTCTCGTGGGCATTTATCTTCGCCCCGAAAAGACAAAGAGCGGGTTCTTCTTGACGGATCAGCACCGAGACGAAGACCGCCACCAGTCAAAGGTTGGCTTGCTCTTAAAGGCTGGCCCCAAAGCGTTTGAGCCAAATGCTGAAGGTTGGTTTGAGGGTGAATTGTTTAACTTGAACGACTGGCTTGTCTTCCGCCCTTCGGATGGGTGGCAGATCACCGTTCACGGCGTTCTCTGTCGCGTCTTAAAAGACGTTCAGGTCAAGATGCGCGTTACAAATCCCGATGAAGCTTGGTAAGGAGATAACAATGAACGACGACAACGAGAGGATTCCGGTAGATATTACCCCGGACAAGG